CAAGAAATACATGAATTGTATGTTGATCTATGTACGTTTGGTACAGCGTGCATGATGATTGAAGAAGATGATGATAAATTTATTCGTTTTTCAACAAGACACATAAAAGAAATTTACATTTCAGAAAATGATAAAGGATATGTAGATAGTATTCATCGTGAATTTAAAATGACAGCAAGAGCTGCGTATTTACGATTTGGCGAAAAATTATCTAAAAGAATTTTAAAAATATACGAAAAAACTCCGTATGATGAAGTAACCATTAACCAATGTGTTAAACCTAATGATCAATCTAATCCATATAAGATGGATAATAAATCAATGCAGTATGTATCGATTTATTATGACAATGAAGATCAAAAAGTAATTAGTATATCTGGTTTTAACGAATTTCCTTTTGTTATTCCTAGATGGTTAAAATCATCAAGCGAAGTATATGGTCGTTCTCCAAGTATGACAGCGTTACCTGACATTAAAATGTTAAATAAAATGTCAGAAACAACAATTAAAGCTGCACAGAAAATGGTTGATCCACCATTGTTAGTACCTGATGATAGTTTTGTTTTACCAGTTAGAACACAGCCAGGGGGATTAAATTATTATAGATCTGGTACAAGAGATAGAATTGAACCATTACAAATTGGTGCAAACACACCAGTTGGATTAAATTTAGAAGAACAACGAAGAACAGCAATACGCCAAGCATACTTTGTGGACCAATTATTAATGTCGCAAGATGTACGAATGACAGCCACCGAAGTTATGCAGCGTAACGAGGAAAAGATGAGATTGTTGTCGCCAGTTTTAGGCAGACTACAAGCAGAAATGTTACAACCTTTAATAACAAGATGTTTTAATATTCTTCTCAGAAAACAATTATTACCTGAGCCACCAGTATCATTACAAGGTCAAACTGTTGATATTGAATATGTATCGCCATTAGCAAGATCACAAAAAACTGGGGATGTTCAAGCAATATTACGTTCATTAGAAATTATAACTCCATTATCACAAATGATGCCAGTTATGGATTACCTAGATTCAGATAAACTTGTTAAACATATTACTGATGTGTTGGGTGTTCCTAGAAAAATTTTACGATCTGATCAAGAAGTTGCGAGCATACGACAACAACAAGCGGAAGCTCAACAGCAACAAGCACAAATGGATCAAGCATCACAGATGGCGGAAGCTGGAGGAAAGGCAGCACCGCTATTAAAGGAACTTAATGCCTGATAAACAAGAACAAATTATAAAAGAATTACGACAAGCATATCAAATTACCTTTAGCACCAAAGAGGGTGCATTAGTTTTAGCTGATTTAGAAAATAGAACAGGAATACATAATTCAACATTTGATCCTGATCCATATAAAGCAGCAAATTTAGAAGGTATGCGAGCAGTTACTTTGTGGATTAAGACAATGTTAAAACCACAATTAAAGGAGAAAAAGAATGGCTGATGAACAGACAACTGCACAAGAAGTGCAATCTGAACAGACTATAAACGAACAACCGCAAGAAACATCATTTATTGATACCTTGCCAGAAGATATACGAGCAGATGCCTCGTTACAAAATTTTAAAGATGCTGGACAACTAGCTAAAAGCTATGTTCATGCACAACGAATGGTAGGTGCAGATAAAATGCCAGTACCAAATAAAAATTTTACGGAAGATGATTGGAAACAAACATTTTCTAAGTTAGGTGTACCAGAAACACCTGATGATTATAATATTAATTATACTTTACAAGAAGGAGCAGATCCGCAACCAGTTAAAAACTTTGTTTCTCATGCACATAAATTAGGAATGTTACCCCAACAAGTGCAAGGAATACTAGATTACTATGGTAATTTGGAAAGCCAAGGAAATGAAGAAATGCAAAAACAAGCAGAATTAAATAAACTTAATTCTGAACAAGAATTACGCAAAGAATTTGGTTTAGCTTATGATAAAAAAATTAATCAAGCCAATAATGTTTTTGGTAAATTTTTTGTTGATGATTTAAAAGATGTTAAACTACAAGATGGTAGTGATATATTAAATCATCCTGGCTTTATTAAAGCTCTTAGTAAATTATCTGATAATTTTTCTGAGGATAATTTAGGTGCAGACCAAACAGAGAGTGGTGGATTTACACCTAATGAAGCACAAAAAGAAGTTTCAAAAATCATGGGAGATCTTAACCATCCATATTGGATAAAAGATCATCCAGGTCATGCTGCTGCTGTTAAAGAAGTAGCTGATTTGCAAAACATGATACATCCGAATTTAGAAGGGTAGTGCGAAAGCATCCTTCTTGACCATCTGAATAGTAGAGCAACTAACAGTTGTAAAATGCAGACGAACCTACCTGGTAGATAATTCTTCGAAATTTTAACCTTAATTTGAATAGGAGGACATTATGTCTAATCAAATTACAACAGCTTTTGTACAGCAGTATGGTTCTAATGTACAAATGCTTTCACAACAAATGGGTAGCCGTTTGCGTGAAGCTGTTGATGTGGAAACTATTACTGGGAAAAATGCATATTTTGAACAAATAGGTTCTGTCGCTGCACAAGTGAGAACTTCTCGCCACGCTTCGACTCCACAAATTGATACTCCACATTCTAGACGTAGAGTTAGTTTAGCAGACTACGAGTGGGCTGATCTTATTGATGATGCCGACAAAGTAAGAATGCTAATTGATCCTACATCTAGTTACGCAAAAGCAGCAGCTAATGCGATGGGTAGATCAATGGATGATGTTATCATCACAGCTTTGGGTGGCACAGCTTACTCAGGCGAAACTGGAGGAACTTCAGTTGCGTTACCTAGTACTCAAAAGTTTGCAACATCTAACCAATCAGATGGTTTAACTGTTGCTAAATTATTAGATGCAAAGAAGAAAATGGATTTAGCTGACGTAGATCCAAGCATAGCGAGATATATCGTATGCGGAGCAACTCAAATAAGTGATTTGCTTAACACAACAGAAGTAAAATCTTCTGACTTCAATACAGTTAAAGCTCTAGCACAAGGTCAAATTGATTCTTTCTTAGGGTTTAAATTTATTATGTCAAATAGATTGAGCTTCGATGCAAGTAATACTGACGACAGATTAGTTTTTGCTTTCACAAAAGATGCTATCAAACTTGCCATTGGTAAGGATGTTACAGCAAGAATATCTGAGAGGGATGATAAATCATACTCTACTCAGGTGTACTACTGTATGTCAGTTGGTGCAACTAGAATGGAAGAAGAAAAAGTTGTTCAGATTCCTTGTCATGAAGCATAGGAGGGTTAAGATATGGCTAGTGTAAAATCAAGTGCGATAACTAACTTAGATGCTGTACCAGCGGTTAATTCTGATGGTGGTAATCTATCTCCAATGATGGTATGGCATGATACTTATGAAGCATCTTCTTTAGCAAGTGGTTCTGACATCACTATCGCAAGAATACCAGCTGGATCTACGATCCATGATGTAGTCTTAAAATGTGATGCTCTTGGTGGTTCATCAACTTTAAAAGTTGGTACTGCTGCTGATGATGATTTATTCATCGCTGCAACTGGAACTTGGAATGCTGGAGGACAAACTCAGTCAATGCAAGCTGGCTCATCAACTGGTGCGCCAATAGCTACTGTAACTGGTTTAGCTAACAAAGTAAGTACACAAACAGATATTATTATTACTACTGGTGGAGCATCCATCACAGGTACAATATTCTGTTGGGTTTACTATACTCAATAATTAATATGAGGGGGATTTTTGAATCCCCCTTTTTTTTTACAGGAGAAACAATGGCTAAAAAAGGATTATACGCAAATATTAACGCAAGAAAAAAAGCTGGTACATCAAGACCAAAATCAAAATCAACAATAAGCTCAAAATCATATGCAAATATGAAAGCTGGGTTTCCAAAAAAGAAAAAGTAAATGGCATCAGAAGTAGAAATTTGTAACTCCGCATTAAATATGTTGGGTGGTAGTAATATTACATCCTTGACCGAGGATAGTAAAAATGCAAGGTTGTTAAACCAACGCTATGAATCTGTGCGTGATGGAATATTTAGATCTCACACATGGAATTGTTTAATTAAGCGTGTTGAATTAGCACAAGACACAGATACACCAACACATGAATATACTTATCAATATACATTACCATCTGATTGTTTGCGTGTTTTAAAAATAGGTGGACACCATGACGGCACATCATCTGATTTAGATGCTGGAATGAAATTTAAAATTGAACAACGAAAATTATTAACTGATGAAGCAACTATTTATTTAATTTATATTTCTAAAGTAACAGATCCAAATGAATACGATACATTATTAATTGAAGCAATCGCATCCAAATTAGCAGCAGAATTATGTTATGCAATTACATCATCAACATCTTTAGCTGGACAAATGTATGAATTGTATAATGAAAAATTAAGAGAAGCTCGTTTTGTTGATGCAACAGAAGGTACATCTGAAAATTTAGATTCAAGTACATTTATTAATTCGAGGTATTAATGGCTAAAACAACTGTCGCCTTTACCAATTTTACGGCTGGCGAATTATCGCCAAGATTAGATGGTCGTACAGATTTAGGTAAATATTTTAATGGCACAAAGACATTAGAAAATATGGTTGTGCATCCTCATGGTGCAGCATCAAGACGACCAGGTACAAAGTTTGTGCATGAAGTAAAAACAAGTTCCGCACAAACACGATTAATTCCTTTTGAGTTTTCAACAACACAAACTTATATTTTAGAATTAGGAAATCAATATATTCGTTTTTTTAAAGACAATGGAATTATTACCGAAAGTAATAAAACCATTAGCGGTGCAACACAAGCTAACCCTGGTGTTATAACCGCTACCTCCCATGGTTATTCCAATGGCGATCATGTTATTATAACAAGCGTTGTTGGAATGACCGAATTAAATGGTAAAACATTTAAAGTTGCAAATAAAACCACTAACACTTTTGAAATACAAGATGTTGATGGAAATAATGTTAATACAACTGGTTATACAGCTTATGGTTCTGCTGGTGTTGCAAATAAAATTTATGAAATTGCATCGCCTTATGTAACAGCAGATATATCAACTATTAAATTTGCGCAATCAGCCGATGTTATGTATCTAGTTCATCCAGGATATGCGATTAGAAAATTAACAAGATCAGGTCATACAAGCTGGACATTATCAACTCCATCTTTATCTGGCTCTCCATCGCCTACGATTAATAATACAACAGACAAATATCCGAGTTCCGTTACATTTTTTGAACAAAGATTAGTTTTTGCTGGATCAAATGATAATCCACAAACAATGTGGTTTTCAAAAAGTGCAGATTTAGAAAATTTTACAACAGGATCTAATGATACTGATGCGATGGTGTACACTATTGCGTCAAATAAAGTTAATGCTATTAGATATATGTCAGCACAACGATCGTTGATTGTTGGTACAGTAGGAGGGGAATTTGTTGTAAGTGCATCAGGTACTACGCAACCAATAACTCCAACGAATGTGCAAATACAAAAACAATCAAGTTATGGATCAGCTAATGTTGATGCAGTTCAAATTGAAAATGTTACTATGTTTTTGCAACGAGCAAAAAGAAAGTTACGAGAGCTTACATACAATTTAAACATTGACCAATATCAAGCAACGGATATGACATTACTTGCAGAGCATGTAACAGAAAATGGTATTACTGAAATGGCATATCAACAAGAGCCAGATAGTATTTTATGGTGTGTTCGTGGCGATGGTACATTATTAGGTTTTACTTACGCTAGAGCAGAGAGTGTTATGGGATGGCATCGTCATATTCTTGGTGGTGTTTTTGGAAGTGGTCAAGCTATTGTTGAAAGTGTTGCTAGTATTCCTACCGATAGTAATGAAGATGAATTTTACATGATTGTTAAACGCACCATTAATGGAGCAACAAGACGATATGTTGAATATTTAACTTTATTTGATTATGGCACAGATCAGAATGATGGTTTTTATGTTGATAGTGGATTGACGTATTCTGGTTCAGCAGCAACAGTTATTTCAGGATTAGATCATTTAGAAGGACAATCAGTTACTATATTGGCTAATGGAGCTACACATCCAAATAAAACAGTAAGTAGTGGTCAAATAACTTTAGATAGATCTTCGACAAAAGTACATATAGGATTATCATACACTTCTTTATTACAAACTATGCGAGTAGAATTACAAGGAGAGGGTGGCACATCGCAATCTAAAGACAAACGCATACATGAAGTAACATTACGATTACATGAAACTGTGGGTGTTGAGGTTGGACCAAATTTAGATAATATGGAGAGAATACCATTTAGATCTAGTGCAGCAGCGATGGACACAGCCGTTCCTCTTTTTACTGGCGATAAGCAAATTGAATTTAGGGATGATTTTAATACTGATGGTTTTGTGTATGTTCGACAAACACAACCATTACCATTAACATTAATTTCAGCTTATCCTCGTATAACTGTTAATGACGGCTAATTTAGATTTAATAGAATTTAAAAAAGAACACGCACATCACATGGTTACATCCATGATGAATGATCCTTTAACGGAAATAGATGAAGCGTGGCATAGTCATTTAAACGGATTAGAAGTTAAAGATATGTCTTTTACAGCTTGTAGAAATAATGAAATTGTTTGTTCAGGAGGTATTATTCCTATTTGGGATGGTGTCTATGAGGGATGGGTAATGGCATCACATCTAATTTGGCAAAATCAATTTGGTGGTGCAAGAATTATTAAAAAAGGCATGGAAATTTTAATTGAAGAATACAAAGTAGTACGATTACAAACAGCAATAAAAAAAGATTTTATTTTAGGTCAACGATTTGGTTCCTGGCTTGGAATGACGAATGAGGGATTAATGAAAAAATATCAAAACAACGAAGATTATTATAGATTTGCGAGGGTAAAATAATGGCTCCATTACCAATCGTAGCTGCTGGTGTTAGTGCTGGAGCAACTCTACTAGGCGGTCAAGCAGCTATGGCTGCTGGTCGTTACCAACAATCCGTATCTGAACGAAATGCTGCGATGTATCGAATGAAAGCAGATGATGCATATCGTGTAGGCGAAAATAATATTAAAATTTTTAATAAAAATTATGAAACAGCCGAAGCACAAACAGAAATAGCGTACATGAAAGCTGGTGTAAAAATTGGCGAGGGTACACCAATGGAAGTTTTAAAATCACAAGCTGAACAAGCAGAATTGACACGCATGAATATTACTTATGATGCGGCAACAGAATCTTATAATTATAAAGAACAAGCTATTGCAGAACAATATAAAGGTCAAATGGCGATGTACCAGGCAAGACAACAACGCGCACAATCCTACATTAGTGCTTTTGGTACAATGGTTGGTGCATATGCAACGCAAAGTTTAATAACAAGTCAAGCAGCTAAACAAGCAGAATTAATTAAAACTAATGCGGCTAACACAGCAAACTTAATTAAAAACAATGCGTTAAATCAAAAAATTATTATTGATACCTTAAATCAAAATAACATTAATATTCTCGATCAAATGAATAAAAATGCAACAACCATGATTAATAAAGGTTACGATCTTGGTTTAAAGCACGCAAATGAATGGGGAGGTTTCTAATGGCAGAAATACCAGTTTATAGAGGAGAGGGAATAAAACAAAAAAATCTTCCTGGTGTTGCAGTACAAGCTCCTGATATTACTCGTGCCGCACAATTACCTTTTTTACAAATTGCACAAACAGCAGATAATTTACAATCTCTTGCTTTTAAAAAATATGAAAGTGATTTATCTTTTGCTAATCAAAAATTAAATCAAAAATTAGAATTTAATAATAAAAATTTACAAAATCAAAAAAATATTGAAAATGAATTATATAAAATTGATAAAGATCATAATTTTCAAAAATATAAAATTGATGAAGATTTAAAAATTAAATCACAAGAACTTGAAACACAAGCTAAACTAAATTGGGAAACAGCATCTATTGCTTTATCACGCAAAAATAATGTTCAAGCTGTTATGCAAGCTCTATATCCGAAAATTAATGAATTAAAATATAGTTTAGCATCATCGAGCAATATAGAAGATAAAGAAAATTTTAGATCAGAATCAGAAATTATTTTTGGCATGATATTAAATGATTTTGATATTGATGATAAAAGTAAACAAATAGCTTTATCTGAATTTCAACAATGGATTGTAAGAGAAGCTATTGATGTAGATCACACTATTAATACAAATTTACTTAATGTTTCAAATAATACTTATGAAAAAGAAATTGAACAATTAATTTACGATTATAATTTTTCTAACAATCCTATTAAATCACAACATACATTAGAAAGATTACTAGGTAACAATGGCATTGTTTATGAAATGTCAAATAATGGTTTAATCGTTCAAGGTTCAGAACAATTTAAAATTGATGAAATAAAAAATAAATTATTTGGCATGGAATCTAATCTGATGATTGATGGCGAAAATGCAAATCCTCAAAAATGGTTAAATTTATTAGATCAAGGATATTGGGAAGATAGACTAAGTAATGACCAAATAACAAGTTTTGCTATTAAAGCTGATGCAGAAGTAACAAAAATAAATAATAATATTATTACATCACTTAACTCTATTGCTACAAAAATAAAAAATGAACTTAATTCACAAGAAACAATCTTAGAAAAAGTAAGTCGAGGTAATTTAGAATATTTAGAAAATTTAAAAATAGAAGCTGATAAACTTATAAACCCTATAACTAATCTACCTATTGATCCTAATTTATCCAACGAAATTCAAATCTTAATTGATATGGTGGACCAGGTAGATCAATTTAAGCGATTTCCTGAAACACAACAAGAGCAGACAATCGCTGATATTGAAAACCAACTATCGACACAAGAATTTATTTCTGAATCTGATGTTAAACGATTAGAAATTTTTAAAGCTATTCATGCAAATCACAAAACACAGAAACAAGAAGATGTATTAAATTTAGCTCAAAAAAATGATGTATTAGGCAACAACTCAAAAAGAAATTCAGTTTATCCTGATGATTCATTAGATCCTTTAAATTTTTATTCTAATAATAATAATGTTCCCCCTCCTGAAAGAGAAATGTTTAATTCTATTCAAAAAAGAATTGACCAGGCATTGTATGTTCAAAATCATTATGGACTAGAAGTGCCACAATTTTTAACTAAATCAGAAGCATTACAATTTAAAAATGCTTTTGCTAATGCGGATGCAAATGATTTATTAGATTTAGCAACAATGATTACTAGATCTTTTGGTAATCATGCAATCGATGTTTTTTCTCAAATAAATAAAGATGCTCCAGCGATGGCAGAAATTGGCGGTCATGTATTAAATGGTAATATTAATTTTGCGATGGATATTGCACAAGGTCATAAAAGAGTACAATCAGCTAACCTTGTTCCTAATTTTAAAAACAATGCTGCTTACGGAGAAATTATCGTTAATAGTATTGGCGATAGTTTAGTTGATAATATTGGATCTATGGACACAAAATTAGCAGCCATTGAAAATGTTATTATTAATAGAGCATTAGATGAGGGATGGTTATCAGCTAACTTCCAAGAATTAAAATCTGATACAACAATGTTTATTACTAACAATAAAGATAAAATTCAAAAAATTGTTAATGAATCTTTAGGTGCAAAATATGATGGCGATACATTAGTTTCTGGTGGCACAGCAGAATGGAATGGTAATCGTATTGTTTTACCATCAAACTTTACTCGCATACGAAAAGGAGATATTTACGGCACAGAATTTTTAGAAGATGATGAATTAGGTATTGTTATGGAAAATAACATGACCGATGATCTACTTATAAAAGCTGGAGGTCAAGGTGTCTTACCTGTTTCCTCGCCATATGTAGATTTAGAAAATAGAGAAGAAGTAACATTAAATGCAGATAATGTTTTTGGTAAAGAGGGAAAGCCATATTACTGGGATCAAATTGAGCCAGGTAAATATTTATTAGCATTACTAGATCCAACAACAGAAGAAAATCCTGATTACTTACATTACCCTGGCACAGATGATTTATTTATTTTTGATCTAAATAAAATAACAACAGATTTAAACTTTAAAAAATGAACTTATATGATACCGATAGTGCGTTAAAATCAAAACGCATTAAATCTAATTTTGGTAAAGGACAATTAGTACCATCACAAATGTCATCAAGTTTTGGTGCAGAGTTTAATCACTTAATAGAAACCGAACATTTTAATTCTAATTATTGGGGATTACTTGATAGTTACGATAAAGCAAATAAAGAAATAGAAGATCAATTTGGTCTAACATTACCTAATCCTCTTATTGATGATATGCGAGAAGAATTTGGAGGAAAAAGTAAACTAGATAACTTTCTTTATCGTCTTGTTGAAAGTACAAAAAGAGGTGCTGGTCAAACTAATATTTCTAGTTATAAAGAGCAAGTTGAATGGTGGAATAAAGAAGTTGAAAAAATACGAAACGCCAATCCTAATGCAGAATTTAAAGACTTAAATTATTTTATAGACGAAAGAGCTAAAAAAGCACAAACAAACGAATTTTTAATTTCCGAAATGAAACGAGCTGATCGTACATTTATGGAAAAGTACGGCAAAACAACTGGAGCTGCGGCTCTTAGTTATATGACCGATGCGTTTTTTTTACAAACCTTACCATTATCTTTTGCTTATTCCGTTCCTCGTTCCCTAGGTGGTGCGATGATTAAAACAGCTATAATGGAGGGAGCATTAGAAATGGGAAGAATGGGAATAATTCAAACAGCCGTTCAACCTTATAGAAAACAACTTGGCTTATCCTACGGATTTGACCAGGGGTTAATGAATACTTTAATGGCTGGTTTAGGTGGTGCAGTTTTTGCTCCAGCAACTTTAGGATTATTTCGTGCTGCTGCTAAAGGTGTTAAGGGAGTAAAGCCAGTTTATCTTTCTATTGATGAAATGATAAGTAAAAAATATTTTCCAAAAAGATTTATTGGAAAAAAATTAAACCAATTATTAGATCAAAATCCTACATGGAAAAAACAACCTTTACATATTGTTTTATCAAAAATTAATGACAAAGATTTATTAGATATATTTGAAGATTTACCAGATGTTGTAAAAAACAATCCTGATTATCAAGCAGCATCGTATAATTTAAAACAAGCAATTATAGAAGCAAATCAAAATCCATACAAAAATACAGCTGCTGGACAACGACAACATTCTGCTAATACAAAAAAAGCACATGAACAAGCAGCAGTAGATGAAAAAATTGATGTTACTGATGGTCCTGATGTAGAAGTTAAGCAACCTGATTTAGAACAAGAAATAATAAATAAACAAGCAGAGATTGCAGCTAGGGAAGAATCTCTTGTTTTAATGCAAGAGGATAATGTACCCATTGGATTAAAAAAAGAAAATTTACAACCAGTAAAAGTTTTACAAAAAGAAATAAATAAAAATAAAAAAGAATTAAAAAAATTACAAAAACAATTAGCTGATAGTAAAAAATTACCATCAAGTTTAGAAACACCTAAAGAGCCAAAGGTAGAGAGATTTTTAAATTGGTTGCGTAAAAATAAAATTAAATCAGATGATTATAATATTGGCGATGTAAGAGCTATCCTTGATAAATCTATTTTAGGATTTATAAAAAAGGGTGGTTATTCTTTAGATGATCTAGTTACGAAAGCCAGGGAAGATGGTTGGCTACCGCCAAAACCAGAGGGTGTTGATGATGTATCAATTAATGATGTACTTGATTTAATTAGCGAAAACCCATCCCACCCAAGACACGCACAAGAATTAGCTGAATTTGACATGAATGTTAATGCAAGAGATCAACAAATTGATATGTTAGAAAGTGCTGGTTATGATCCTTTTTCAATGTCTGATGTAGATGTTGAAATAGCATTACAAAAAATTGCGAATAAAGTCGATGACCAAGAAATAAAGTTATATAAAGATGAGAATTATCTTGATGAAGCATATGATAACAATTTTGATGAAGTAATGGATTTCTTTGATAGTAAAGCTATTGATGAAAATGCTGATGTTGTTTTAGCGATGGATGATGAGGGTAATGTTACTCAATCAGTTAAAGCTAAAGATATTAAAGAAGAAATACAAGCAGATAAAAAAGCATTGAATGAATTAAGTAAATGTAAAGGATTGGATGTTTAATGGTTAGTTTTCGTGAATGTATTATCGCTGCTGGTAAAAAAAATCTTTTAAGTAAAGATAAAGAAAAAGAATTGCTAGATATGTTTGATGATAAGTTGGAAGTTTTTTCCAAAACAATGTCAGAAATAGATGCAAAAAAAGCGGCAAGTAATGCCACATTTTTAGCACATAAAAGAATAGTTAAAAAGAAAGCTATTGAAAATGCTATTGCCTTAAAAAAATTTACAGAGCTTAAAGATCAACTTAGTAAGTATAAAAATAATAATGGCGAAATAGATGAAGCCGAGGGTTTTAGATCTTTGCATGGAAAAAAAGACGGACCAGTTATTCCTACAAATTTAGAAATACGACATAGATCTATTTTTTCTTGGTTAATGTCTGATTTAAGTGAAGTAATGGAAGCATACGCAAATCCATTAATTCGTAAATGGAAAAGAGCATCGCCTGATAAAGTTATTCGTGAATTATTTGAGCCAGGATCAACTGGAAATAAAGGTGCTGAAATTATGGCAAAATCACTTTCAGAATCTTTTGAAAAAGCAAGAGTAATGTTAGCCAAACAAGGTGTTGTAGTTGCTAAAGATCCTAATTGGAAATTGCCAAATAAACATGATGTATCAAAATTAAATAGAGCAAAAAAAATTAATGGAAAATATAAAGCATTAAATCCTGATGAATATTATGATTTTATAAAAGGTTTATTAGATAAAAGTAAAATGATTGATGATAAAACTGGTTTTACTTTTGATGTTTTACCAGAAGATGAATTTTATAAAGCAATAATAGCATCGTATAGAAATATAATGACCGATGGTTTAGGCGTTGGAAAAAAAACTGGATTAAAAAAATTTGCTGAACATCGTTTTTTAGTTTTTAAAAATGCAGATAATTGGAATATTTATAATGATAGATTTGGTGGCGATCCCATTATTTCTATGTATGAACATTTTGATATGATGTCGAGAGCTATTGCGGAAACACAAATATTTGGACCAAAACCAAATGTAGTGCGTAATTCATTAAAAAAATATTTACAAGAAACAGCTTTTAATAAACAAAATATTGATAGAAAAAAATTTGCTGGCGTTATTTCTCGTCAAGCAGAATTAGCAAGAGTTAATTCAGCAATTAAAAAAGCAGATGTAGAATATGATTTATTTGTTGGTCGAGGTCATTTAAGTGTAGATCAACTTGGTGCAAGAATTGGCAGTAATACTCGTCATGTTATAACTGGTACTTTGTTGTCAGGATCAGGTCCAACAGTTTTAATTGGAGATACCGCTACAACATTTCAAAATTCAGCGATGCGTGGATGGTCTCCATGGAAAGCCATTTTTAATAGTTTAAAAGAACAATTTAAAGGAAAACGAGGTCGCCAAGAAGCTGCTTATTTGCATTTAATTTTAGACGATTTAATTCAAAACAATATGGCGATGTCAAGATTTGTTGATGAAGTGGATAGTGGAGGATTAGCAAAAGTTTTTTCAACTACTTTTTTACGACTTGGTGGTGTTTCACGATTTACACAACAAGCGAGAAATGCTGCTGGTAAATATATTTTATCAGGAAATGGATTAGGTAAATTTGTTACACATTCTATGGATGATTTAATTAGACTATCTAAAGGTAAATTTAATGATTACGGAAAAACATTAAAATTATTAGAACAATACGGCATAACTAAAACTGATTGGGATATTATTCGTACTACAGAAATGTGGAATCCTAGAGGTAATTTAAAATTTATTGATGTTAAAGCGATAGCAAATCGTGCTGACATTAATCCTGATGAAGCATTAAATGTTTCTTTTAAATTAAAAGACCTTGTTCAAATGGAACAAGATTTTGCTGTTGTTGTTAATTCATTACGATCTCAATCTAAAACATCTGCCTTACCTAGAGGTACATTTGCTGGAGAATTTGGTTTATCTGCTTTTATGTTTAAAAGTTTTCCCATCAATGTTGTTATCCATAATTTAATGCGTGCTTTTAGTGTACCTCCTGGAAAATTAAATAAAGCAAAATATGCAACAACATTAATAGGGGGAATGACATTAGCTGGCGCAACCATTACTTTAATGTATGATTTAATGAATGGTCGAGATTTACAAGATGTTAATACAAAAGAATTTTGGTTACAAGCAGTAATGCGTGGTGGTGCATTTGGACCAGTTGGCGATATATTACTTGGCGATCCTGATGCAAGAGAATTTGGTTTATATGCATCTGGTCCAGTTATATCATTAATAGCTGATTTATTAGGAATAAGTGTAGGTGCATTTAATACGGCTTTTTTTAATGAAAATGAAGATTTGAATTATGGGGAGCGTATTGTAAGAACAACTAAAAATTGGACACCTAAACCTTGGTATGCAAAACTTATAGCACAAAGATATTTATTTGATCATTTAAGTAAACAATTAGATAAAAATCATCACAAAAGATTACGAAGTTATAATAAAAAATTATATCAAAAAGGAAGTGGTTTTTGGTGGAAACCAGGAGAATTAGCACCAGACAGATTACCAAACTAAATAAAGAATTTAGTTGAACATTATTGACATTTAATTTAAGAAATAACAATAAACTAGATATTTCTGTCTAGTTTTTTTTATTTCCCAAAACATTAGAGGACTACATGACGATTTCTAGCACGACTACGAAAAATTCGTATAGTGGAAATGGATCTACTACAACTTTTGCTTATGGGTTTTACATTTCAGCATCGACAGACATACAAGTAATTGTACGATCTTCGACAGGAACGGAAACTGTAAAAGCTGAGGGTTCAGGATCAACCAATTACAGCATAACAGGTGTTGGCAACGCCAGCGGTGGAAACATTGTATTTGTAACAGCGCCAGCATCAGGCGAAACTGTTGTACTTAGAAGAAATACAGCAAAGACACAAGCTACTGATTATGTTGCTAATGATCCTTTCCCAGCAGAAACACACGAAAGTGCATTAGATAAATTAACAATTATAGGTCAAGATTTACAAGAACAAGTTGATCGTTCATTAAAACTATCAAGAACGAATACAATGACCTCAACAGAATTTACTGTTGGATCATCTGATCGTGCATCAAAGATTTTAGCTTTTGATAGTACAGGAGAATTATCAGTTACCCAGGAGTTAGGTACAGTAAAAGGCAACTGGTCTGCATCAACAGCTTATGTGGTAAGAGATATAGTTAAAGACACAAACACTAATAATATTTTTATTTGTTTAACTGCTCATACATCTTCAGGATCAGTACCATTAACTACTAACACCGATGCTGCTAAATGGAGTTTATTAGTAGATGCTGCATCAGCAACGACAAGTCAAACTGCTGCGGCTGCAAGTGCCACAGCAAGTGCCAATTCCGCCACAGCTAGTGCTGCAAGTGCTTCAACTGCGAGTGGACATAAAGATACTGCGACTACAAAAGCCTCAGAAGCCGCTTCATCGGCAACAGCTTCGGCATCATCAGCCACTTCTGCTGCTGCAAGTTATGATAATTTTGATGATAGATATTTAGGAGCAAAATCTTCTGATCCATCTAATGATAATGATGGAGATAGTTTAATTACTGGTGCTTTATATTTTAATACATCAAACAATGTAATGATGGTTTACACAGGAAGTGCCTGGGTAAGAACAACACCATCATCTTCGGATCAAACAAATATTAATACTTTATCTGCTAGTGCAGTTGTAACCGATATGGATTTACTTGCTACGTCAGCGGTAATCGAAGATATGGGATTACTTGCAACGTCAGCTAATGTAACAGCTATGGGATTACTTGGTGTATCTGGTGTTATAACTGACATGGGATTACTTGGAACGAGTGCAGTTGTAACTGATATGGATTTATTAGGAACGAGTGCCAATGTAACAAACATGGCAACACTTGGAGCTAGTGGGGTTGTATCAAATATTGCAACTGTCGCTGGATCAATAGCAAATGTAAACACCACCGCATCAAATATTTCTGGAGTAAATAGTTTTGCTGAAAGATATAGAGTAGGTTCAAGCGATCCATCTTCTTCACTTGATGAGGGAGATTTATTTTATAACTCATCAGATAATGCTTTAAAATATTACAATGGTAGTGCCTGGGCATCTATTGTTGCTGATACCGATGTTAAAGTTCTTGTAAGTTCAAATGACTCAACTGCTGGTTTTTTGAATGGTAAATTAGTTGCTGGTACAGCGATTACTTTTGCCGAAGCTAATGATGGCAGTAACGAAACACTAACAATTAACGCAACTGATCCTACGGCTCTTGCGATTGCGTTAGGATAGAAAGGAGAATATGGCTAACACATTTAAAACTGTCACTTTTGCAGCTGAACCAGCAAGTGCTGGAACTCCATATGTAATGTACACAGTAGCTGGTAGTACGACTACTGTTGTTCTCGGTTTGCGTTTAACTAATATTCATACTACTTCTATAACAGTTGAAGTGGAGCTTGTTAGTGATACTGCAAATCGTAATGGAGCAAACAATGTCGCTAATGGTACTGCGTTTCTTGCAAAAGATGTTGTTATCCCAGCAAAATCTTCACTTGAAATTTTGGCTGGTAGCAAAATCGTTATGGAAACAACAGATGTATTACAAATTGATTGTTCAGTAGCAGATAAAGTATCTGGTGCATTATCAATCATGGAAATAACTTAGAGGTTAAATTGACTTATATTGGACAACAACCAGCTACTACTTTTGATAGTGGCATCCAGGATCGCTTTACTGGACTAACAACAAATACTGTCACACTTACGCATGAAATTTCTGCGGAAGAGGATATACTTGTTGTATGGAATAATATTGTACAGGATAAGAATACTTATTCAGTAGGAGGCACAGGTAATAAAACTGTGACTTTAGGTGGCACATTAGTTTCGGCAGATGTCGTGACTGTGTATTACACAAATAAGGTAATGCAATCAATAAACCCAACTGCAAATTCAGTAGGGATAACAGAATTAAATTTATCTGATGGCTCTAATGGTCAAGCAATAACTACTAATGGAAGTGGCACTTTAGCTTTTTCTAGTGTTGGTGCAGACGCAGATAATTATTTTGCAACAAGTGGTTTATCTTCAAAAGATTTAGGAGTTGGACTTCATATTAAAACTGGCGATAGTGGTGGTAGTGTTCATGCTGATACTGACGAATTAGTTATTGAAGGAGCAAGTGGTCATGTTGGAATGACATTTTTAAGCACAGGTGGCAACAAACAAACAATTAATTTTGGAGATGATGCAGATAATAATATTGGTCAAATTGAATATAATCATGGTGAAAATCAATTTAAATTTGTCACTAATACAAATTCACGATTGACTATTGCTGATGATGGAGCGGTAGCAATATCAAAAAGATTAATTATAGGCGATGATGGAGATTCATCTTATGGATTAAACATTGTTAGAGGTGGTAATGCTGGAGAAAATGGAGTTTATTTTAATGATAAAGATGGACAAACTTCTTACGAATTTTTTACTTTTAGAAGGCAAGGCACACAAATAGGACATATCAGAAGAAATGGCACAAACGATAGTATAAATTATACAACATCATCTGATTACAGATTAAAAGATGGTATTGTAGATAAAACTGATGGAATAGAAAAATTAAAACAATTAAAACCTAAAAAATTTTATTGGAAATCAAATGCAGATAAAACATTAGTAGATGGTTTTCTTGCACATGAAGTATCTGATATTGTACCAGAAGCAATTAGTGGTACTAAAGATGATGTTGATGAAAATGATAAAATAATTCCACAAGGTATAGATCAATCTAAATTAGTTCCTTTATTGACAAGTGCCTTACAAGAAGCAATTACAAAAATAGAAACTTTAGAAACAGAAATGACATCTCTTAAAGCAAGAGTTAAAACATTGGAGGATGCATAATGGCATTTAGTAAAATAGCAGCTGAAAATTTAGGTGGCTCTACACTTCCAGCTTTAGCTGCTGGTAGTTTAACTGGGATTACAACTGGTGCAATGGTACTTGTTGAAACTAAAACAATTTCTAGTGGTGCAAGTACAGTAGATTTTACAAGTGGCATTAGTTCAACTTATAAAATGTATATGTGGCACATTATTAATGTTGATGTTTCGGCTAACTCTAATTTACAAATACAATATTCAACTGATGGTGGCTCTAGTTATGTAAGTGGTGGCGATAAATATGATTACGCAGTTAGAATGTATAATTCTAATAATTCTTTTGGAACAAATCCAAGTGTTGAGGATACTAAAATGGATTTAACAGTTGGTGGTAGTCAATTAGATGACTCAGATGCTCATAATTGCACTATGACAATTTATATGTCAGCACACTCAGATAATACTACAAGAACTAATTTACATTGGCACTTAGGATTATGTGGCACAGATAATGGATATGCTACTGCTGGTTATGGTGCTGGTGGTTTTAGAAGCACTTCTCATATTCCAAACGCAATTAGATTTAAATTAAGTAGTGGCACTTTTGATAGTGGTCATATTAGTATGTATGGGATAGCAACATGACTTATGTAGGTGCAGTACCGACAACTGGCGACTTCAAGCTACTCGACTCGATTACAACTTCGAGTTCAAACACATTTAACCTTAGACAAGGGGGTGTTGCAGTATATCCTCAAAGTGCCAATCATTGTATTGTGCAACTTAACGGAGTAAATCAAGTACCTGGATCTTCTTTTAATATTGTAAATGACACAATAGTTTTTGCAAGTTCTCTTAGTAGTGATGATGTAATAAATCAAATCCTAGTATTAGGTAATGTTAATGATATTGGTGTGCCAAGTGATGATACAATATCAACTGCAAAAATACAAACAGATGCAGTAACACAAGCAAAAATTGCTGATGAAGCAATAGATGAAGCTCGTATGCAAATTAGTAATGCTGGAAGTAATGGACAATTTCTTTCTAAACAATCTGGTAATACTGGAGGTTTAACTTGGGCTAGTGCAGGTGGAGATAATACTCCTTCTTTTATGTCTTACATGAGTTCAGTTCAAGCAATAAGCAATTCTACTAGAACAATATTAGCATTTAATAATGATAGTGGAACAACTGGAGGTATTACAGCGTACGATACAGACAATGCTTTTGACACTAGCACATATAAATTTACTCCTCAAACAGCAGGTTATTATTTTGCTTTTATGTATTGTGGTTTACAAGATTTAAATAGTGGTAATAATTATACATTAAATTTATGTAAAAATGGATCATCTGATGGAGATAAATTTTCACAATTTTCAATTAGACAAAATGGTACTAATAATATTTATGGAAATACACAAGGTATAACTTATCTCAATGGTAGTTCAGATTTTCTATGTGCTGTTTTGCTTCATAATCACGGATCAAACAGAAACACAGCAGACACTTACAATACAGGTTTTGGTGCTTGGAAATTAAATGGAGTTTCTTAATGAGTAATTTAGATAAAAAAATAATAGCATACTTAGGTAGAACACCAGACTTTACATCAGAAGTAAAACTTCAAGATGATGGTAATGGTGTGGTTTATATTAAAGAGTGGAATATAACTTCTGAAAAAGCAAAGCCTACTGATAGTCAATTAAACGCATTATCTTCCCAAGCAACAGCTTTAGAAAACAATGCAAAGATAGACGCAAAAAGAAGAAAAGAATATTTGTCTTGGGAAGAACAATTAGAAATGATTTACAAAGACCAAAAGAATGGCACAACAACTTACAAAGATCACTGCGATAAAGTTCGTAGTGATAATCCAAAGGAATAAACAATGAGCTTAGTTAAATTAAATATTGCAAGAGGGGTTACAGGTACTTTGCCAACAAGTAATTATGTTCAAGGAAAAGTTTTACAAGTTCAAAGTTTTAACACAACAACATCTATAAGTACAACTTCTACAAGTTTTGCTTCAACTATACTTACAGACCAAATAACCCCTTCAGCAACTTCATCTAAAATTTTAATTTTTATTAATGGAGGTCGTTCATCTTATCAATCAGGTGCAGCTGAAGGTGTGCAAAGTTTATATGTAAGTGTAGGTGGTGGAGGTTATTCAGAAATAGCGTCTATGATGGAAGGTCACAGAAATTCAGGTGCAGATGGTTATGGTAAACCAGCAACATCATTTAATTATTTACATAGTCCAAGCACAACTTCATCTTTAGACTATAAAGTTTACATTAAAACTAATGCTAATGGGTATGCATTAAATTCAAGCAACGCTAGAATTTCTATGACTTTAATGGAGATAGGAGCATGACAAATTTAGAAAAATTTTTTACAGCATTAAATACACTTAGAGCAAATACTGAATGTACTGTTAATGGAGATATTTTAACAGAAAATAATTTTAATAATAACATAGAATGGAATACAGGAGTAGATGGAGAAATGGCAATTACTACTAAAACAAATCCTCATTCAGAAATTACATGGACAAAAGTAAAAGCAGAAATGGATAAGCTATGATTAATCCTTGTGGCTGTAATGGAAGTTGTGTTTGTGGCAAATGAAAATAGAATTATCAATAAAGAATATTTTAATATTCTGTGGAATTGTTGCAACTATTAGTGGAAATGTTTTTATTGTAGGAAAAATATTTGCTGACTTTGAATTATTAAAAACAAACATAGAGGATGTCCAAGCTAATCAAAATGTGCTTGAATTAAAGAATGAAATTTTAGAAAACTCTTATAAGATTAAATCATTAAGATTAGAAATAGATGGCGATTTTGAATGAGATTACTTTTTTTTTTGCTAACTTTTATTATGATTGTTGCTGCTGTAACAAGTGCAAAATCCGATGATAATAATGCCACCAATACATCTGGCAGTAACACAATCATAGACGGAAATTACGAAACAACTAATAACAATACATATCAATCTGGATCATCTAATGACACGACTTCTACGACTACTAACAACACAACCAACTCTACAAGTAATAAGTCTAATATACCACCTCCTAGTGCCAACGCACCATCGTATAGTTCTATGTCGCAAGACGTTTGTAGCATGGGTATTAGTGGTAGTGTTACTACCAGCCTTGTTGGGGTTAGTGGTGGTAAACATTTTGTAGATGAGAATTGTGAAAGAATAAAACTTGCAAAAGTAACAAAAGATTTTGGAATGTCTGTGGCAGCTGTGTCAATACTGTGCCAGGATGAAAGAGTGTTTGCAGCAATGATGATTTCTAATACTCCTTGTCCAGCACCAGGTGGATTGCTTGGCGATGCAGCTATTAATTTTTGGAAAAAATATCCAAAACTAAGACCAGATTATGAAACATATATTAAAGATGAGGAATACATGGCATCCATTCGCATTCAAGAAATGTGTAAAGATTGCAACGATCCTTTTGAGCCTATCTCTCTCCACGACAGGTAAGAGTGA